CAAAGGTGATGGACTCCAAAACTCTGTCAAGTCAGGATAAGCTGCCCAAGAAAAACAAGGCCACATTCCCAATTCGTAATCTTCTGTAGCACTAAACATATCTGTTAGCTTTTCAATTCTAATGGCTGAACCTCCTTTTTCATTCAATAATACATAATATCTTTCACCCTCATAAGTAGTAAACCATTCCCAGAACTTAAACTTATCAGGATTCTGTAGTTCCTTATCTTGTCCTGTGTCTTGGCTTAATGTTCTATTATCCTTGTTTAAATCTTCAGCACCCTTATCGGTATTGTTCCCAGTTCCTGATAATAAATTATTAATCCCTGTCTTTATGTATGTTTTATCTTTCTTGAATAACTCAAGCTGTCTTCTTGAATAAACAACTCCATATCTGCCTAAATGCCAAGCTTTTTCAATATCTATCCCACCTGCTGATGGGTCAATAAGAAAATCATAAACATCACAATTCTCTAAATGTGGTTTGTAATTACCATTCTTTGAATCTGCATAATAAAAAGATATTGCTCTTCCGTAAATTATTACTTGTTTTTTTGCCACTATATCTTTTATGGCCCAATGGTCGTTTACTGCATCTTGCTTGCTTAATATGTTAAGTCTTTCAACTCTTTGTAATTGACTTTCCTTTTTCTTTCCAAAAACAAAACGAGATGAATTTTTAATCTTTGAAAGTAATGTATGAACGAACTCTTGTCCTCTTGCTAAATTAACATTTGAACGAGATTCTGTTAATGCTACTTTTTTATTGTAGTATAAATCCTCGTTAAGTTTCCAACCGGCAATCTTTTTTTGCTTATGACTTCTGTCAAAGGCAATTTCATTCAAACACTGAGTTGTAATTTCGTCTATTTGAGTTTGTTTCATACTATTTGATTCCTATCTTATAGTTATTTGCTACTGCAAATGCTTTTGCGTCTTGTACAAAATTATCACCGTCTGCTGATGTAAATCTTTTAATGATTATTCCAGCGTCTGTCATTACCTCTATGGCTTGAATCTCTCTTGTTGGCTTAACTTCTACTACTGGCTCTTCAACTACCTCTGGAGTCTCGTTTACAGCCTCTAGCACATCATTTTTAATCTGCACCTCTCTTTCTACTTGCTTTATTGTTTTTTTGTTAGTTTTTTTCATATTATTTTTATATAATTATATTTTATTCTTAATCTTCCTCCTCTTACGAACTTTTTTGCTTTAATAATGAATCCCTCATTGGAATCTGAATCATTTTTATCAAAATATCTTACTTTTTTTGCATTTTCGTCATAAACCTCTATTGATACCACACTTACCCTAGCCATATTTACATCATAATCATTATTTTCTATCTCTTTGAACTCTTTTACGATTTTCTTTGCCATTGGTTTACTTTTATTTTAGCATTTGATGTGTTTTTGTCAATTATATTCCAATACTTGAGCGTAAAGGTTCGTCCTCTATGAAATAATCTTCCTCTTTTTCAATTATCTTAGCAAAATCTTTCATTTGCCAAGCAATTGCACACGCAATTAGTAAGTCAAAGTGCCTTGTAGTTAATCTAGGGTCTATTTCTTTATCCATTAAATCATTTCTTGTGTAACTCTTACATTCATTAATAAGGTCTTCATCGTTCAATTCTAATAATCCGTCTGAAATAGCCTTTGAAAGAGCAAACAATGCTTTAGGCTTTGTCGCTGCATTAGTATTCCAACCGTAATTTGTTCCCATTGCTTGATTGACTTTTATGTCCGACGGCTTTTCAATCCATACATTAGCATTCAACTGTCTTAACCTTGCTATTGTTGCGTGTCCGTGATTATTCCTTTCAGGACATACTAAACAACCTCCCAAAATGTTAGCCTCTCTGTCTATCTCGTCCCCAAAGTTATCAGGTCTAATTAAGTTTGAATGGAATGTTCCTACAACTTGGCAAGGTATTTGGTCAAAGTCTATAAAGACTGATGTTGAACTATCTAATCCAACTCCACCGGCAACATCGTGTCCTCCTGCATATCTATGGCTAGGGTCAAAGTTCTTAAATAATTTAAATCCTGCAACTTCTTTCACTGGAAGAATTACTTTCATTTTATCTAAGGATTCTCTGTCAAAAAATACATCTCTACTTGCTGACGGCTTACAAAGTCTTTCTCCCTCAAAATCATCGTCTCTCTGCTTCATTTCCTCTATCTCTGGTAAATTATACCTATCCCAAGCAATAACCCCCTTATCGTCTATGATAGGGACGATTAACACTATATTCTTATCATTCCTACCCAATACAAGTTTATGTATGTTTCCCATTTCTGAAATATAGTTAGCATTATAAATACAAGCACCATTTCTTGATAAAGATGTTCTTGCTTCTTCCATATTATCCCAAATGGCCTGAGATGTTTTGGCTGAACGCAAAGTCTTTCTTGTTTCTATGTCTTCAAAAATAATCCAATCTGGTCTTGATTCCTCTTGTAATGCACCTCTTTGGTCTGTTCCAATTGAACCTGCAAGCAACTTTACTCCTGTTGATGTAGTAAAACTGCTCATTCGTTCTTCTCTCTTAATATTATCTCTAACGAATATCTCAGGATAAACCTCAATTACTCTAGGATTGATAAACATATTATACACATCAGTCACAATCTGCTTTGAATTATCTAAGTCTGCTGATAACACTTTAATATACTTTCTAAAATGTTCTCTATCGTTAGTAATACAAAAAGCAATGAATAGTTTTGTCCTTGATGTTTTACTTGCACCTCTAAAAGCAATATCTGTAAATGATGCTATCTCACCATTATAAGTCTTTAAATTATATCCGTCTATCTTCTCGTGGAATCCTGCATCTTTTGATGTAAAGTATTGTATATAAAAAAACCTTGCCCATAAGTTAAACTTAAGCAAGATTTTCTCGTCTGAATCTTCTATTGTAAATCCGAATAGTTCTCTTAACTCTTCAGGATTATTTCTTTCTAGTATTTCCTTTATGTCCATTTAGATAATCTTCAATTGAATCTGCTATTAATTTCTTTTGGTCTGGCATTAAATCCTTTCCGTCTTTTCCGGTAAGCTCTGCTCTTGATATTGCTGTGCCGTGTAATCTATCTAATAAATCTTTATAAAACCTATAATCACCCGAACGGGCGTTTAAGATTCCTTTACTTAATATTTCTAGCTCTAATTCGTCTGGAGTTCTATTGTTTGATTTGGCTAACTTAATTAATGCTTCTCTATATAAAGTAGCATAATTCTTTTGTCCTAAGGGTCTTCCATTAGGATTATGTGTTTCACCTTTTTTACAAGGTTTCAAGTGTTTATTCTGTGGTCTTTCTACTTTGATTACCACATTGTTTTTTGGCTTTTTATTTTCCATTGTTTTTAATTGATTCCCTTATTATCATAGGATAAGTATAGTTTCCCTCTACTCTGTGATGTATTCTTTTAAACCTGCTTCCCATTTCAGCTACTCTAACCGATGAGGGACTTATCATTACTGTGTAAAAACTCTTCACATAAGTTCCATAGTTTAAATATATGTCAGTAAGTCCTCCTTTGTTCGCTTGTGTTTGTTTCTGTATTATCTTCACCCAAGGAATTGTAAGGAATATACTACCGTGCTTTGCCTCTAACACATAAGTATTCACATCTTCATTTATTCTACCAACAAACTTGAATGGTCTATCTGGACTGCATAGAAAAGTATTCATACACTTCCTCAATCTTGTTATTGAATATGCGAATCCATTATCTCCTCCGATATAATCTCCTGCTTGTGCGAAAGCAATACTCTTTATGTTCGTACTCTTATAGAAATCTATCATTCCGTCTAATACCTTATCTATATTTTTGATAGGCTTATGCTTGAACTTAAAGTCTCTTGTAAAAGCATAGGCTATTCCACTATAATCGTCGTCTAGCATCATAAAGTATTTTAGCCCTAAATCTCTAGCAATATCAAATGTTTTATTTCTAGCATATACTACGGCTCGTCTATCTTCAAAGTTATCCATTATGTCAAACTCTTTTTCTATCTGCTCCTTGCTAAGTATAATAACACTTTCCTTTCCAAAGTTCTTAATATATTTTTCTTGCTGAGGGTCTTCGTCGTCTATTATAAAATAAGTCTTTCCAGTGTAGTTACTATCTTTTAAAAACTTGCAAGTAATAACATTATCTGCTCTTCCGTGTGTCAATATGAATATGGCAAAATCTTTATTCTTCATCGTCGTTCAAAAGTAAATCATTTGATAATTTTATATAACCCAATTCTATTGCCTTGTCATAATCTATAATCACAAGTGCTAAATCCTCCATTATTGATTTTAATCCCTCATTCTCTGTATTTGCATAATAATCTGCTATCTTCTTATAGTCAAATCTAGTTAGTCTATGAACTGCCTCTCTTAAAAACTCTGCCTCCTCTTGTTCCATAGGAGTTTCTTTTATTTTTTCAAGTAACTGTGTCTCTTGTAGGTTTTGATATAGTTCTGACAATAAAGGTTTTTGGCTACTAGGCTCATAAACTGGTGGAACTATCTTTTTAGTGTATCTCTCTTCGTCTGGATTCAATACTAAATCTTCTCGGAATCCTGTCATCCTTAATAAATCAGTGTCTAATGCTCTCAATTCAGGCAATACTAAAGCCATATCCCACTCACTCTCGTTTAACTTGTTATCTGCAAGTCTAAGTGCTTTTACTTCTTTCTCTGATAATTCCTCCATTTTTAATACTGGAACTTCGGTATATCCTAATTCCTTACTTGCCTCTAATCTACAATGTCCTATTATAAGTTCATTATTTTTATCAACTACAAGTGGTTGTGCAAATCCAAATCTTTTAATGCTATCAGCAACTTGTTTTACTTGTTTTACCTTATGAACTTTTGCGTTATCGTTATAAGGTTTTATTTCTTCAATTGATATGTATTCTATTTTCATTGTTTTTATTTATCCCAACATTGTCTTGATGATTCCCAATGCCTTGGTCCCTCTTCCTCTAATAATCTTACTAAAGCATACATTTGGTCTTCAGGATTATCTCTTTCCAATTCTATATTCCATTTATTCTGAACATAATCCCAAGTTCCGTTTATGAATTGCCCTAATCCATAGGCACTACTTCCTTTATTTTTAGCATTCGGACTCCAACTACTCTCGCATTGTATTATTTTATAAGCCAATTGGTAAGTATCAATATCACTAGACATACTTGCCAATGTCTGGTTCTTTATAAAAATTGGACTATTCACTGCCGATATAAAATTATCACTGTATTGACATTCTGAATCTTCTATTGAATCAGCTATAAAAAATCCAATTAACATTCCAGTAACGAATAAAATTAAAATCATTACTTCTATCAACTTAATATACGAATCATCTACCTGTTTCATAAAGTTTGTCTCCCTTACATCACAATATAGAAACTTTTAATATATTATTTATGATGTAAGGGATTTACTAATTATTTATAAAATACCCTCCTCGTCTTCGTCTTCGTCTTCAAAAAAACATTCCAAATCTTCTACTTCTTTTGTTTCTTCTTCTTCAAAAAACATATTCTAATATTTTATTGATTCTTAAACGACCTTTGTTTTCCTGTCGTATAATATAATTATATCATACTTATAGGTTGTCAACAACTAGTCTATCTGTTTCATTATCTGTGTCGCTAAAAGCTTGAATCTCTTATAAGAATAAATGTCTGTTTCATCTTTTTCTAGTTTTCTGCAAAACTCTTTTGCTCTGTCTAACAATCTTGCCAACTCTTTATCAGGTGCCTTACTTCTTGGCTCTTGATTTTTTTTCAATAAATGCAACCACTCGTCTAGTTCTATTGTTACATAAATGTCCATTCTTTCAGGGTCTTGTATCCCTGACGGGTCAATTATAACTAAAGCCCATTTGTTTGAATCATAGTTTCCTGTTCTTGCTTGTTCTTTTGATTGTTTTATCCACTCCTGATATTTAATTGTCTTCTGATTTTTTACTTCAATTAAGAAGTCCAAGTTTGCGAATATATCACCTTTATTCTTTCCGTTTCCTGAACCTGCTTCTCTTCTTGCTTTTCCTAGCCCTGAAAGTTCTATTCTTCTACAAACTTCTTTTTCTGCTCTTTTACCTTTTTCTATTGCTGTTTTTGGTTTCATAATAGTTTTCTAAAATAACTCAATATCTTCTGCTCTAAACCAATTTAATGCTTTAGATGTTTCCACTTGATAAGGAAAGCCTTTCTCTATACTACCACAGTCAACATTTTTCACTATTCCATTGTTACCTTGTTCTCCATTTTTTCTATTAATTAATATCTTTACTTCGTCGCCTATTTTAAACTTTTTTTGTTTATTATTCATATTTTAATTTTAATAACCTAATAATCTTCTTGTTTCCTCTTCTTTTGTTTCGGGATTCCAAAGGAAGTACCAAAGCTTATATTTTTTGTCTGAGAACTTATCTTGTATTAATTCTGATTTACTCCTGACTAATAAGTCAATGTCTAATCTTTTAATAAACATTCTTTCTCTTCCGACTATAATTTCAAGGTCTGTTCTCTTTTTTTTTGCTTGTTTAATATACTTTTCGTGTACTGCTACTTGCCCTGCCCAAATTGTTGAAACAACCTTACTAATCATATTTTTATAATTTAGAATCTTCGTCAACTATAAATGCGTCAAAATCATACTCATCAGGATTCGGAATCGCCAGATTAAGTTTTGCTAATACAAATCCCTTTATCTTCTCAATGTAATCCATAAATTGCTCTGTATTAAGCTTCTTAGTACTGATTGAAACCTCATAAACCTGACCTCCTATGATTATTTCTTTTTTAAGATAAATCCTTTTAAAAAACTCGTGTAACTCTTCTGGAGTATACCCAGTTTCTTTTGATATTAATAAAAGAACTACTCCCCAATAATAACTATTTTGAGGTATTGACCTGCTATGTCTTTCAGCCTTGATTATTACTTCAACTCTCTTTCCCTCAAGTGTTCTTACCCACTTCTCTTGTTTTATTGTATTGTTATAATCAATTATCAACTTTCCATTGGTAACTATTCCTTTTATTTTTGGGATTATTGTTGCCATATCGTTATTAGTTTAGTTTATAAAAAATCTCTTAATACTTTATCAATATCGTTTTCTGTTTCGTTATCTGATAAAGAATCACTTATTATTTTAACATCTTTTTTTGTATCTCTATTATCTCCGTAGTAAAACTCTTCAATAACAACTTGACTATAATTTTTATAAGTTCCGTCAGGCTGTTTTTTAGAATGATTGTTTATTCTACCAAGTAAACCGATATTGTCTCCTTTTGAAAAACTATTTACTACAATATCAGCAACCTTATTCCAACAGATAATGTCGTGATAACAAGGGGCACTATTTTTAGCCCCCTTGCTATCCCTGTAATATCTATTAGTAACAAGTTTAAATCTTACCATTTTGTCTTTTTCAGATTGTGTTTCTACTACATCTGAAATTATTGTTCCCGCTAAAACTACCTTGTTAATGTTCATAGTTTTTAGAATGTTCCTGCTAATATTCCTACACAGAATGCTATTCCGAATGCTAGTACAAACCATCTCCACATAAAAGCCCATACCATTTTAAAATCTACCTTTACTTCTACTGGAAGGTCTATTAAGCGTTCCATTAACTTTAACGTCTCTTCTGTAATTAATTCTTCTTGTTTTACTTCAATTTTTTTATTCATTTTTTTATTTATTAACTTATTATTATTTATAATTTACTTATTAAAAAGGAATATCTTTTACATCAATTTCGTCTTCGTCAATTATAGGAATCTCATCATCTTCAACTTTTTCTTTTTTAGTAATCGGACTACTTCCTAATTGTAATCTTTCTACTATTACCTCTGAAATATTCTTTTTGATTCCCTGCTTGTTCTCGTAGTTTCTATTATTAATGTTTCCCTCTATAATAATCTCTTGTCCTACACTGACGTATTTTTCTACAACCTCTGCAATACTACTCCAAGCGACTAGATTATGGAATGTAGCTTTATCTTCTTTTCCTTTTCCCATAAACATATTTGTTGCTAACGATATTATAGCAACTTTCTTCCCTGAGGGTGTTTCTTTTATTTCAGGTGCTTTTGTTACTCTACCGCATAAAATAACTTTATTTAAGTTCATATTTTTATATTTCTTTATATTTACTAATTAACTTTATAATTTGCTCTTCTGCATTTTGAAAACCGACCTTTAATTTTTCAAACATAATCTCGTCTGGAAGTAATCTAAATATCTTCATAGACTTTTCAAAGTTCGGATTGTAAAAAATTAAATCGCAGTATTTTCTTTCCAGTACAAGCATATTCATTTGACATTGCCATATATACCCACTGTCTATTTTTTCGTCCATTAGGATATTGAAATATACTTTGTCTTCAGGACATTTTATTTCAATCATTCCCTCAGTTCCAATAAGTCCATCTGGACTACCTCCAACAAACTCGTTATATTCACAGAAACCTATTTGTTCCACTGTAACATCGTTCATAAGTTCATACATTGACCTTGCAACTGGTTCTAGTTCGTTTCCTCTTTCAGTGTGTATATTTGAATAATGTTCTTTCTCTGCTGATGAAAAGTATTCTGATACTAATTCATTTATGTATGTTTCAAGCCCCTTGCCGTTGCTTGCTATCGCTTGAGCTCTTGATGCTGTAACTTTACCCTTTCTAATATCAAACCATTCAGGAGTACCTTGTAGCAGTTCCTTGTATATCTTCATAAGGTTTCTGTTTTAGGCTCTTCTTTGAATTTCTTGCTCAACTCTACTATGTAAGAATCAAACTCCTTTCCAAGTCCCTTGTTCTTTGCGTAAAACTTTCTCAACTCAGGAAGTGTTTTAATCTTATTTGCTTCTTGTTTTGCTTTGTAAACATTGTTTACATTTTTTTCTGATGTTCCATTATTGGTAGCATCAGAATCTTTTGTGTCGTCAATTGCGAATAACCCATTTAAAGCATACTTTCTAGCATAGGAACTTGTTGCTCCTGTTACTTGTGCTTCGTCCATTCCTTTTCGTCCCTCAGGCTCTCTTGCGAAAGCACTTATTGAAAAGGACTCTTCACCTTGCTTTATTGTCGCTGTTGCTTTTATGTAATATCTATCACCGATTAATACTACTTCGTCGTTTATAGTTAAAATTGCAGTTCCAAGTAATGGCTTTACTGCCTCTAATATATCCTCACAACTTCTGTAATTATAGTTTCCAAAAGTGTTTTTTTGTCCCTTTGGTGCTTTTAATTCTCTTTGTATCTTGTTTAATATCTCCATTTTATTTAATTTAAGTTTATTATTTTTATTAATCTTCACGACCTTTATTGTACTATACTCCCATCAGTTCTTGTTGTCAACTATGTTCCCTAAATCTGCCCTCTGTAAATTATGCGTTTTAATATACTTATAAACAGATTGCGTGCTTGTCTTTAATTTTATTGCTACTTGTAAAACAGTAAAGTTCTTATCTAACAACTTCTGAATTTCTTTCGCTTTTGAGTTTTTATATATTTTCATTTTATTTTATTTAATCTTTTCTTTTTTCTTTGATTCCAGTCGTGAGAATCAAAAATACTTCCTGATTCGTTTCTTTTTTGCATCTTTCTTGCTTCTTTTATTTTTGCGTTATGTTTTTTCATATTATTCTTCTACAAAATAATCTTCTACATCTTGTTGAATTTCTTTGTCAGTCATTTCAATTAAGTAATTGAATACTCCACTAACAGATAACTCGTTTAATGTTTCACTTATTAAACTTGCACATTCTTCTTCTGACAATTCTGTTTTGAAAATAATTTTATAACCTTTTGTTTTCATTTTATTTAATGTTTGCTGGGGGCAAGGATTTGGTAGTGGCTTATTATCCAATCGGTTAACAGTTTCACTTTGGTCATCTTGCAGATTTTCTAATGTTGTTTAATAATAGCGCCCACTATCCAACATTACAGGACTATCAACCTGTGTAATTGTCCCCATACAAACGATTTTATGTATGGGTTAGCGTCTTACCTTTTTTCGCCTACCCCAGCCCTTATTCTAATTCTTTTAATATCATTCTTGTTAGATGCTTCCACCTCATACTTGCCACCTTCTTATTTTCTTTTCTATACTTCGCTATTCCTTCTTCTACCTTTCTTTTATTTTCTTGGTATCTATGAGCTTCTATCAGATCAAGTATTTCATTATCGCACCCTACAATCATATTGTAAATCTTAATAAGAAGCTTATTTTTAATGCGATAGAATGCCGACCATAACTTAAAGGTTGGATGTTTCCTTTCTTCAGCAATTGGGTCTAGTTGTTCTTTGTTCATATTATTTAAAATGAATTTATCTTTAATTCTTTAATCTTTTGATATATATTTTCTAAACATTCACAACTTCTGGTGTCTTTTTCGTCTTTAGTCGTCTTGTTAATCTCCCCATAAATCAATTCCAGTATCTTTTTTTTCATTTCTTTCTTGCCAATCTTATATCCTTTTAACTCACAATGCACCTCCTTCGTTGCTATCTTTTTGATTATTTCATTCTCCTGTTCTTTCAACTTAAGAGCCAATACTTCTTCAGCTTGAGAACCTGTTAAATTGGAGCCGTCAATAAATCCTTTTTCGTATGCTTCAGCTCTAATGGAGGCGATTAAAGTATCTACTAATTCGGACATTTCACTTGGTATACATTCAGAGTTTTCAACAATCACTTTCTTTATTTCCTCTATATTATCCTTGTCTTGTTCTTTGTTCATATGTTTTATTTTATTATTATTTGGTCAGCTATTATAATACTTATTAAAATCTTCAATATTAAAATCTGGTATATCGTAAGCAATACTTGAAGCATTGTCTTTTGAAAGTTTAATTCCTGTATTGCCCCAATCAATAAAAACTGCTCCATTTTTAGCTTGATAAATTGTTGTTTCCAATACCAATTTATTGTCGTCAATCTTTATCTTCATATATTTGTCTTTTAATTATTTGGTCGGTTCTATATCTCTTTTAATCCTTGTAATCTTTCTTCAACTTCTTTCTTTAACTTTGTAGCAACCTCAATAAGATATTCTTTGTTATCTTCTACTAATTTTTCGATTACAACATCTCTTGCTGATTGTGTAAAGTTTCCACAATTGTCTTGAAAATCATATTCTCTTAATAGTCTATCGTTCTTTGATAATGTTAGGTTTTTTACCTTGTTTAATATATTACTCATAATGTTTTTTTTATTATTACTTATTATTTGTTGTTTAATTATTTCATCTGTTAAACTTGTTGCATACCAACCTTCTCCAGCCTCACACTTTCCACAACCTTCAAGGTCAAATAGAAATAGTCTTTGCTTAATATCTTTTTCTTCTTTATTCATAGTTCTTTATTTAATTTATATTGTCATATGGGTTATTTATTAAATGTTATCTGACAAGAATATAAATTGATATGAAAATAATTGTATGGTGTTTTTCTAATTGATAATCCAAGTCTTAAAAAATTAGTTAACAGAATACCAATTTTTCCTATCCATATTTCTTTACTCCATTTCTCCATATGTTTATATCTCCTTTAACCCTTGTAATAATGTTTTTTATCTTTCATAAAAACTTTTTAGAATAATATGCTCCAGTTATAAATCCTATTCCCATTAACATAAAATCTTTATCTATATTAGTAAAATCTACCAATAAATATCCAATTATATTAACAATAATTGTGAATACTATTATTTTACATATTTCTGCTATTGTATCTTTATTTTCTTGTGTTTTTATTTCTCTCATTATATTTCTTTTAACCCTTGTAATCTCTTTTCTACTTCACTTTTAGAATATATATGGTCTCCGATTTTAATT